GACACCTAAAGCAAAATTTAAGTTTTGATTTATAACTACACTACTACCACCTATTTTACCTGGTGTAAGACTACTTGGTGTAATTGCACCAGCAGTTCTTGGTACAAATAATTCTGGTCCTCTCTCACCAACTAATTGTGGAATACCTGAAGAAACAGCACCACCAGTTGCTTTTTGAGATGGTGGCAATTTTATATCTTGGTTTATTGAACCTGGTGCTTTTGGTGCTAATATTCCTCCAAGACCTTCTCTTATTGCTCTATTTACTCTGTCTAAAATTAAAACTTGAATGATTGTTTTTTGAATACTAATTAATAATTCTCTTAATATATTTTTAAAGTTTAATGCGCTTGATTCACCTCTTAAAAAAGCATCTACAATAGTATCACCAACTTTTGTTACTTCATTTGCAACACCTGTTGCTATTGCATCTGTTTCTCTAAATGCTTGATTAAATCTAGCAACTGTCTCTGCTGTAGTTTTAAAATTTTCTTCATTTGCTTTTATTAATTCATCTATAAATTCTAATGCTGTTGCACTATCACCAAGAACACTTATTAATGCTTTTCTTATTTGTAATTCATTATTTAGTTGTAATTTACTTGCTTCATCTAAAGCTAGTTTTTTATTTATTTCATCTTCTATGCCTCTTATTTGTTTTGCATTAGCTTTTTTAAAAGCATCAACTGCTTTATTAACTACAACAGGTTCTTTTTCTAATAATGCAATTTTTTCTTTTATTTTCTTTCTAAATTCATTTTCTGCAATTATTTGTTCATTAATTAATTTTTTAGTTTTTGCTCTTGCTCTATTATCTTTGATAAAAAATTCAGAATTTTTATCAGATAACCCTGATCTTCTTTTTACAAGTTCTGCTAATATTTTTTCTTGTGTATCTAATTGTTTATTTGCATCTTCAAGATTATCTGCAAGTTTTGCTTCTTCTGGTATAAATCTTGCTAAAACATTTGCTAAAGCATTTATAATAGTTGTAAGACCTGAAACAATAGCTTTTCCAACTGTAGCTTTCTCAAAGAATAAAGTAATATTTTCACCTAAAGTATCAAATGCACCAGATAAACCTTTTGCTGCACCTTTACCAGCACCACCAACTTGTTCTTCAAGTGCTTTCAAAATTATTTCTTGTGCTTCTGCTTGTCTGCCAGTCAAAGCTAAAACTTTAATAACTTCTTTTTGTTGCTCTGTAAAAGATACACCAACTCGTCTTAATGCAGATAAACCAACTTCTGGTTCTTCTAATGCTTTACCTAATTGTGTTGCCGCTGTGGTAATACTTCCAAAACCAACTGCCGCTAAATCTTGTGATATTTCTAAAGTTCTTCTAAAAGTATCGCCACTAATAGACTTAAATGTTAATAAAATACCTGCCGCATCTCTTGCACCTTGAACACTAGCTAAAGTATTTCTTCCAACTGCAATAGCTAATTGATCCAAATCTTGTACAGTTTGTTGTGCCGCTCCACCAGTTGCTTTTACTATTGCACCAAGTTTATTAAGTTGTGATTCTGCTCTTGCACCTACAGTTGCAAATTTAACAAATACAACCGATAATGCTGTTACAGAACCAAGTAATGCTAGTGTAGCAAAATTAACTCTACCTGTAATTGCACCAATAGCATTTAATCTTCCAGCTACTGGACCAAGTGGACCTTGTACTGCCGCTATTGAACCTGCAACATCTCTTAACCTTTTTTGAAATTTAGCTTGTCCATCAGATACACCAGTTGTAGTTTTTTTTAATTTATTTAAACTACTTCCTGCACTTTTTATATTTTGCCTAAATTTTTGTGCATTAGCCTGTAATCTTACTTCAATAGTTGTTAAATTTGTTGCCATTAGTCTGGAAATCTCCTCATTAATTCTTTCATTTCATCTTTTAGCACAGGAGTTCTGGTTTTACCACCTTTAGTTAGTAAATATCCATTTATTGCCGATAAATATTCTCTCGGTGTTAAATCCCAAAATGTTGCTGGTGTCATGCGAAGAACACCTAATCCTATTTCTAGGTATTCTTGGATTGGGTATCGTTCTGAATGTTCTCCGCTGGTACTAAAGGGTTATCTTGTTCCTTATTTTCTCCAGTAAATGCAGAGGCAAGAACAATACCTGCAAGTTCAGAAGATTTTATTAAACCACTTTTCATCATAGCATCTCCAACAGCTTCTGGTAATATATTTGTACCTCCGCCTTTAAGTGCTTCATGTAAAATGGTTAGTAAATCTTTAAAAGAATATTTAGCTGACGACATATCTGTTGTAAGCTGAATTATTGATTTACCTGTCTTATTTTCAATATTGACTATTGATTCGAATGTAAGTCTAAAAGTTCTTTCTGTATCTCCTAGCTTACCTTTTACTTCACCCTTGTATTGGTTCATCATCATCTCCTAGTGCTTTTTTTAGTTTTTTCTTTGTTTGTATTGCTTTTTTAAGTTCACCTGCATTATCTTGAATACAAGTAATTTCTGCTCTACTTGCTGTTATTGTAATTTTTTGCACTATTAGATTTTGATAAGAATTGACAATTATTTTATCAAGTGGGCGACAATCAACATCTTTTGTACATTCTATAGTTATTTCACCTTTTTTGGTTACTTTTATAAAACCATGATATTGATTGTCTTTGATAGTAAAGTTAATCACTTCCCAACCATTAGTCCACTTTATTTCCATAATTAAGCATTCGTATATGTTATTGTATTAGATGATTCTAAAGTGACAGAATATGTTTCTTCACCATTAAATTCACCTGCTCTTTCGTAACTTGTTATTAAAAAAGCACCTGATATTTTTGAACCATCTGAAAATACTAAATCATAATTCTGTATTGCACCATCAAATGCAAAACCTCTTAATATATTTTCTGTTGATGAATCTGTAAATACTCCACTTGCTGATAATGTCATACTTCTAACACCACCGCCTTGTAATAAATCTCTTGCTTTATCATTTCCACTTGAAATAAAAGCATTTGAATCTTTAGTTGTTATATCTACTGCTTCACCATTTATTGTCATAGATGTACTTCTTAATCCACCTATTGTTGCTGGTGTACCTGTGCTATTATCTTTTAATAAAAAACTACTACCTTTTCCTGCTGGCATAATTTTATCCTCCTTTTAAATTTTTATGAATCAAAAACCATAGCCCTAAATCTTTGAAGGCCATGAGTAGTTAATCCATCATTTTCTTTTATAATATCTGAAAACTCAAATCTTAAATTTACAAGACTTGCTCCAGTTATTGTCAAACTAGATTCATGCAATAAAGCATAAATTCTACTCATAATCTCTTTTGTTTCCTTACTTCCTCTATATCTTGAAAAAGTATGAATTACAAGAGTATGTTCATTTCCTTGTAATGTTTTTGTACCATTATCTACTGATGTTTCTTCACCTACCTTTACATAGGGAAAAGCTGTGTTTTCTGGTACAAAATCAAATACATCTGTTACTAAAGATTGTAATGTACTATCACCATCTAAAGCATCAAATATTGTTTTTTGCAATCCTAAACTATGATCACTCATTTTGCTAACCTTTTAATTTCTTTTACAACTCTATTAAAAACAGCTTGTGCAATTTTTTTTCTACTTCTTTCTGTAGCTGGGAATAGAAAAGGTCTAGCTAACATTTTAGATGTACCAAACTCCAAGAAAGATGAATAAGTTGCATTACTTTCTACTTTTACTAAATCTGGATTTTCCTGTTTAACAACAATATTTCTAACAAGATTACCAGTGTCACTTGCTGGTGCCTGACCAGGTGCAGATGCTTTATGAGTTCTTCTTGGATTGTATTTTTCATAAATTCTACCAGATTTTGGTCCACTTTGTATTGATTTGATTGCTTCACCTCTTATAAGTTGTGCACCACCTGCAATAACTTCTCTAAATGGTTTTTCTAAATCTTGTTCTAAATTTTTAAGTGAAGCCATAACTTTTTTAAAACCTTTAACTTGTATTGATATTTGCATTATGTACCTACATTTTCTATTGCTGTAATTGTAATAAAATTATTGTAATCATTTTCATCATTTATTTTTACAATATTGAAAGTTCTTGAACCAAAAAGGATTCTCATAGTTGTTGTAATACCACTTCTATATCTAATTAAAAATTCAAATGTTTGTGGGTTTTGTACTTTCTCACCTGTACTTTCGTTAAATATTTCTCTACCAGCTTTTGGTGTTATTTTTGCAAAAGCAGTGACATGTGTACTTCTACCAGTTGTAAAACCACCATGATTATCTGTTGTTAAATTTGTATTCTGTATTGTAATTTTATTTCTTAAAGAACCTATCCTTGAAACACTTGGCATATTACCCTCCTAATATTGCTTGTGATCTTAAAATTCTATAAGGTTGAAGCATAGCACCAATTGTATAAGGTATTGCATTTACACCTAAACTTGTAACTGCTTCTCTGTTTTCGTAAAGGTGTGCTGTTAATAATTTTATAGCTTGTACTATTGGTTCTGGTACATCACTAGCACCACCATAACCAGCAACATATTTAACTACATAAGCATTTGCATTTCTAGTTTCTGTTACTGTTGGCCAACTCTTACCAGTTCTTAAAACAATTCTAGCTTGTTCGCTAATTGTATCTACATAATAGTTTGATGAAGCATAAGTATATTCTGTATCTGAATCATCAAAATATTTTACATGGGTTACAGAAGCTACTGGTGGTCTTGGTAATACGATAAAGTTCGTATTGTATTCTATATCAGGTGCAGTAAATACACCCTCTGGATAATTCATATCATTATAAAATGGTAATCTATCCAAATATAATTCTAAAGTTTGTGTAGTTATTGCTCTATTTAGATAAGTTTGTATAACATTTTGTGATGCTTTTATAAGTTCAGCAATCAAGCTATCATCATCACTAAAATCTACACGCATAAAAGATTTTTGGTCAGAAGTTGCTACTGCTGAAACTGTCCAATCAGTTACAATTTTAATTCCTGACATTTAAAATCCTTTATTTCTTTTTCTTACCTAATATTTTTTTAACAACTTTTTTTACTTTAGATTCAGCTTTTTTTTCTTCTTTTGCTACTTTCTTTTGTATTGTTCCAGTAACTTGCTCTGCTCTTCCATCATTAGTCCAAGCACCAGCCATTTGCATTTCTAAATCTGTTTTCATTTCGTATGTATTTCCAGCTTCGTACATAATAGTTGTTTCACCATTACCTGCAGCACCTTTTACATCTACTTTCATTTTTACTTTCATAATATCCTCCATTTAATTTTGGTTGCATGGGCGATTGCTCGCCCACACAAATATATGATTACTGATTCGCTTGACTTGAAGCTGGTCCATGTAAAGGAAACCCTTTAGCACCTACAACTCCAAAGACAGTACCTGTACCATGAGTACCACTAAAGTTTAATACAACTCTAGAGTATCTTTTTCCACCTACATAGCCAATAGCATAAACTGCATTACAGTCACCATTAGCATCAATAGTTTGGAAAACACCATTACTATCAACTGTTCCTCCAGTTACATCTGTATTAGATGTTACATCAGTGAATGTTGCATTATCGTCAGAGTGTTCTAATTCAATGTCAACTTTGTGAGTTGTACTGAATGTAATCCCTGGCGCACCAACATTTACAATGTGAACTACAGAAGAAAAGCCTTGAGAATCAATTGCTGTGCAGTTTGTATCTGCATCTTTTACGATTGCATTTAAACTTTCGTCAAATGCTAATCCTGATTTTCCATCTCGCATTGCCATTTTTATATCCTCCTATAATGATTATGCTCCACACTGTAGAATTTGAACTGCTTCTGGTAGAATAATCTGACCGCCAATTCTTCTTCTAGCAATGTATCGCACATTTCCTGATGTTGCCTGAGTGAATGGATCTCTCATCACTGACATTTGTACTCTGTCCACAATTAAGTAGCCTCTTCTAAAATCTCCAAAAAAGACTGCTTTTGCAGATGACCCTAGATCAGCAACATCTGTTGCTTCTACATAAGGTGATCCTAAAATTGTATTAGGTACTCCGACTTGTAGTGAGAACCCTGCTTGGAATACATATTGTCCAGCCGCATCTTGTAGCTTTCTAATTGCCGCTAAAGTTGCTCTGTTAAATACGAATGTTCCATTTCTAGAATAGTCAGGTTTTACTGCGTGGTATAAAGTTATCAAAGAGTTTGCGTTCAAAGAACCACTTACTCCAGATGCTGTTACACCTACAGATGAATTTGTTACTATTCCTTCAGGTTTACCTACTGAATTACCGCTTACAAATGCGTTACCTTCTGCTTTTGCAAACTGCTCTGTAAATTCACTATTCATTTCAGCTTCAAGATTGAAGACAGAATCCTCTAACTCTTGTTCTGAAATATCTACTAAAGCGTATAATTCATGTGTTGGTATTTCCTCTAGACCTACTGCATAGCCAGTAGTTTCCGTTCTAGACCCTTGCTCTGCAACAAAAGTTGCTGAGAAAGTTGCAGTTCTTTTTGGAATTTGCACTGATCTATTAGTTGTACTTCTAACTCTTGCGATTGATCTAATAGGAGATATTTCTGTAATACCTTTGATTAATTCTTGCACATATTCTGGTGGTGCAAGATAACCAGCAGTATTATCATTAGAAGCAGTCAAGACTTTTAATTCGTCTGGACCTAATGCTTCTTTACCTTGTCTTAACCATTTGTCAAAAACCTTTTTCTCCATTGAAGAAGCATCATTCCATGCTTTTCCAAACTCAGGTCTTGACATCATAGTTTCAACTTTTTTGACCCTCTCTGCTACTTCATCTTGAGCCATTTTTTGTTTAGTAACTGCTTGGTTTACATCTTCTAATTTATCTAAATCTTTTTCGATTTTTGATAGCTTGTCAGATGTAATCGGATCAGCAGAACCATTTTTTTTAATTTCTTTTAGTTCTTGCTGATGAGTTTCTTTAAATGCCTCAAAAGTTTTGCCTAGAGATTCAATAGCTGTTTTTACTTGATCGTCCATTGGTTTCTCCATTGTTATTGTTTAATTATATTAGCTACCTTATGAATTAAAGTAACTAATGTTTGATTGTCATCAGCATCTCGCTGGTTTAAAGTTTCCGATAATGCTTTCGCACCCATCTTCGCCTCTGTTCGAGAAAGACCTCCTGCATCTCGCAAGATTTTTTCCCACTCTCGAATACTTTTAGAATTACCTTTTACCGATTGAACCATAGCCTCTTCGTTCATTGGAAAAGTAACCAAACTGATTTCCATAAGGTCAACTTCTTTAAGAGTTCTTACACCTCTTTTATTTTCGTTATAACCTTGTTTTGTTGGATCAGCTTTAAATCCTATTGACATACCATCTAATGCACCAATTTTAAGTAGTTCATAAGTATCTCTACCTTTTTGTGTGCCTAAAGCTAGTTTGCCTTTTACATATAAACCTTTTGAATCTTCATAAATACTTTCAAAGACACCAATT